TAGTTGGGCAAATTCAAGTGTAAGAGGCGAGGGAAATATTCTTAAATTAACCGCTACTACTACAATACAAAATCAACAAAACACTCAAATATATTTTGATGGTGGTGATGCCGCTATAAGCTTAGACATACATAATGCAGGTACTGCTACGGGTGATGATGCTAAAATAACATTTGAAACTCAAGGTGCAATGGATTATGCCATTGGTATTGATAAAAGTGATAGCAATAAATTTAAAATATCAAGAAGTGATGCTTTAGAAACCAATACTGTTATTTCATTAGATGGTAATAGTGATGTTTTATTTGCAAGCGATATAGAAGCTTCAGGAGTATATGTTGGGGCTACAAATACAAGTTATGATTTATATAACAATGGAACAACTTATTTAAATGGTAATGTAACAGTAGATGCTGCTTTAACAGTATCTGGTGGTGCTATATCAATCTCAGGAGACGGTAGTAATGCTACTGTTATGACAGAAAGTGGGAGTGGTGATTTTGAAATAAATACTGTAGCTGATATGGTATTAGACGCTGGCGGTGGTGATATAATACTAAGAGACGATGGCACTGAATATGGTAGATTAACAAATAGTAGTCAAGATTTTATTATAAAAAATACAACTGCTAATAAAGATATTATTTTTCAAACAGACGATGGTAGTGGAAGTGATGTTGCTACATATTTCTTTTTAGATGGTGCAACTAGTGAAACAGGTGAGTTAATTACAACCTTTCCTGATGATTCAGTATTAACTTTTGGTGATGGAAGAGAATTTAAAAATATGGCACGATGCCACACATAGTTATATTCGAGATGCAGGAACTGGTAGTTTAATTATAAGAGCAACTGATTTTCAATTAAATAATTCAGCCAACTCAGCTAATATGATTACTGGTACTGATGGTGGTGCTGTTACTTTATATTGTAATGGAGCAGTTAAAGCGGCTACTGCAAGTTCTGGATTTAGTGTAACTGGAAAACAAACTATAAGTACTATTGATGAAGTTGGGTCTGATACTGATAAATTCTTAATGTCAGATTCAGGTGAAGTCAAGTATGTAACAGGTGCTAACCTTGCGTCTTATATAGGAGCCACGACAGGTGGGCCTTACTTAGCACTTTCTGGTGGTACTATGACAGGAGATGTTACCTACAATGATGATGTTAAAATTAAGATGGGTACAGGAGGTGGAAATTCTGATATATATCACAATGGAACAGATATGTATATTAGTAAATCTTACTGCTGCTGGAGATTTGAGTTTTGCTGCTGATAGCACAGGTAGTGGTGGAAGCTCTACTACATATTTTGCTTTAGATGGTGGTACAGTATTAACAAGATTTTATAAAGGAGTTAATTTCAATGATGATGTAAAACTTACTTTTGGAAATATAACAACTCCTGGGGATTTTAGAAATTTTTCACGATGAAGATAATAGTTATATAAAAGAAACAGGAACTGGAAATTTATATATTCAAGCATCTGAAAGAATTAGGTTTACAGGAATTAATGGAGAAGCATTATTATATCTTAATGAAAATGATAATGTAGAACTCTATTACAACAATGTTAAAACCCTAGAAACAACAAGTACAGGAGTTAGTGTTACAGGAACACAAACTATAAGCACTATAGATGAAATTGGTTCNGATACNGATAAATTCTTAATGTCAGATTCAGGTGAAGTCAAGTATGTAACAGGTGCTAATCTTAGAAGTTATATTGGAGCTGGTACAGGAAGTGGTACTGTAACCTCTGTTACATTTAGTGAAGGTTCAGGAAATAAAGCGGGTATTACATTAGGAGGAAGCACAACTTGGACTACAAGCGGAACATTAGATATAGGAATAGATATTCAAGGCCAAACCGCATTAGGAGCAACAGCTGCGGGTGGTGACTACTTATTAATTTATGACACAAGTGGTTTAACTAATAAAAAAGTGAGTGTAACTAATTTAGTTGCCGCTGCTCCTCAAGGTGATATTACAGCAGTAACCGCTTCAACAAACAATAGTTATTTAGGTATTAATGTAGCTAATTCATCAGGCCCTATTCCAGATGTTGGTATAAATTTAGCTGGTCTAACAGCATTAGCCACACCAGCAGATGAGGATGTATTATTAATTTATGACGAAGGTGTTCCACAAAACAAAAAAATTACAGTTTCTAATCTAATAGCAGCAGCTCCTCAAGGTGATATTACTGCTGTAGTAGCAGGAACAGGAATGAGTGGTGNAGGAACAAGTGGTTCTGTAACATTAAATTGTTCTATCACAAATAACAATCAATTAACAAATGGTTCTGGCTACACAACCAACACTGGTACAACAACAGCCTCAAATTCTCAAACCTTTACAAATAAAAGCGGTAATATATCTCAGTGGACAAATGATTCAGGATATACTACTAATTCAGGAACAGTAACAGGTACAGGTGCTAGTAATCGAATAGCTATTTGGAATAGCAGCACAGGTTTAACAAGTGATAGTGATTTAGAATGGAATAGCACATCAAATAAATTAATTTTTGAGAGTGATTATTCTATAAGTGATAATAGCGGAGTTTTTGAGCTTAATCACGACCAGTCTGATATTACTACTTCAATTCTAGGTTTTGGAGGTTCGGGCGCATTAACTGTAGGAGAAAATACCGTATACACCGCAGCAAGTGGATTTTATGTTCCTTCAGGATATGGTATATCAGCAGGAACAACTGCAACAGCTAGTGGAACCATAAGAGCTACAGGAAATATTATTGCTTACTATTCAGATGAAAGATTAAAAGATTTTGAAGGTACTATTACTAATGCATTAGATAAAGTATGTCAATTAAATGGATATTATTATAAACAAAACAAAAAAGCTACCGAGTTAGGATTTGATAATGAAGAAAGACAAGTAGGGGTTAGTGCGCAAGAGGTAGAAAAGATTATGCCTGAGGTAATTGAAACAGCTCCTATTTCCTACAATACAGACGAAGACTACTTAACTGTTGATTACGGCAAACTTGTTCCACTATTAATAGAATCAATTAAAGAATTAAAACAAGAAATAGAAATTTTAAAAAATAAATAATGTGGAAATTAACTAAACAGTATTGGAAAGATATGTGGAATACTCTGTGGAGTAAAACATCTTTAGATGAAAAAGCTGTAGCTACCGTAAAAGAAATTAAAAAAAGATATAAACTTACAGCAGCAGAATTAGCTGATGTTGCTAACGCTATAAAAGAAGTGGGAAATCAGCTTGGAGATATAGATGATGCTGTAAAAGGAAAAGCACGAAAAGGAAGAAAAGCTAAAAAATAATGGCAATACCAGCATCAGGAGCATTAGATTTTTTAAATATGGCAAGAGAATGTGCGTATGGAACGTGGGGTTCAGGAAGCATAACTGGAGCTATATCTATTAGAGATTTAGTCGCAGGGGGTGACACTTATGGTTCAGGACAATCTTACCCATCAATCAACACATCAAGTTCTTCTTACCCACCCAACACAACTCCTGTTCAAACAAATTCATTTTATAGTTATGATAAAGATGCTACATCACTAACTTCATTTAGTGGAAGTTTTGGCGGAGGTAGTGGTAAGGCAGTTTGTGGCTCAGCTACAAATGTAACTTACTATCACGATGGTTCAGGAACATACCCTTCGGTGGGTGATAATTGCTATACTAATTCTTCTGGTACTTCAGCAATGGCTGATAACTATTATAAAATGGCAAATGGAGGATTATTATATGTGGAAGATGAACAAGCAAGTAGTGTAGCAACTTGTTAAAAAACCTTATAAGTACTTAATGAAAAAATACTTATCTTTGTACAATTAATAATAATTAAATATAATTAAAATGGAAAAACAAAAAAATACCCAACAAGTAACAACTGAAGAATTAGGACATTTACAAACTCTTAATCAAAATTTTAATGCAGTTAAAATAGCAATTGCTAACGCAGCTGTAGAACAAAAAAATCAAATAGATAAATTAGCCGATATACAGGCAGAGTTTGCAGAATTAGAAAAAGAATTAATGAAAAATTATGGGGAAAATGCCCGAATAAACTTACAGACAGGAGAGGTTTCTCATCCTGAAGAAGAAAATGTGGTAGAAGCTCTAGAAAAAGTAAAGTAATATGGCGAAAATTAGCAACCTAGCATCGTATCCTTTAATCACTAATCTTGATAAAGATGATTATGTGCTTATAACCGACAAAGAAAATGCATTGCAAACTAAAAATGCTTCTATTGAGCAATTGCAATCATTTTTGGCAATTAACACAAATACAGCTAAGGTTTGTATTACTGCCGCAGATTTACTTACTTCTTATGCAACTCCTGTAGATGTTATTGCAGCTCCAGGGGTAAATAAAGTTCTTGATATTATTTCGATAGATGGATATATGGATGCAGGTACTACTGTATTTGATTTTGTAGCTAGTTCCCAATTTAATATAGGGGCAGTAACTTTTGCTAATGTTCCGCATTCGACTTTTTTAAATTCGGCTGTAGATGTAGTTGTTAAAAGTCATATTTTAGATGGAGTAACTTCAGGAATTATAGGAGCTAACTCAGCTTTGGTTTTTAAAGCGCAAACACAAAACCCAACTCAAGGAAATGGAGTTTTGTATTTAAATATAATGTATAGAACTTTAGAAGTAGGTTCATCATTCTAATGAAATGGAAATAAGAAAATTATCAATAGGGCCTGATTATAAATCAGGAGCTATGCATTATTTAGTAGGACAAGAAGTTCTAAATAGTAATTATAAAATCCATTTAATCAAATGGGATAAATCTTCTCGTTTTTACTTTATTTATATAATTCAACATAATAATATAGTTTTATGGAAATCTTTTTCGGACACTATGCCTGTTTCTATAGAATATAACATTCACTTTTAATGCAAGCCTTATTTGATTTTATTGTTAAGCCTAAAAACAATAAAAGGTATAACAATACAAAAAATATATCGGATGTAGAAATTATTACAAGCACCTCAAAAGAAGACCATAGGTTTTCTAATCGTGAAGCTATTGTAATAAATACTCCTCGAGGATATAAAGGAAAAATAAAAAAAGGCGACACCTTATTAGTACATCATAATGTATTTAAATTTTATTATGATATGAAAGGACGAGAACGAAGTGGTAGGAGTTTTTTAAAAGACAATGTGTTTTTTGTAGACCCTGAGCAGTTTTTTTTATATAAACAAAATGGAAAGTGGCACTCACACCATAAATATTGTTTTGTAAAACCAATTCGCACTGAAGAATCTATAATATATAAAAACACTCCGTATGAGCCATTAGTAGGAATAATGAAATATGTTAATGAGGAGTTAAAAAATTTAGGAGTAAATGTGGGAGATAAAGTAACTTTTAAACCCGACACAGAATATGAGTTTATTGTTGATGGAGAAAAGCTTTACAGAATTATGTCTCAAAGTATTACAGCGTTAGTTTAATGCGAAGAAAAAAACATAAAAAGAGAAAAGAATTTCAAAGCGAAGTAAAGCGTAAAATTAAATATAATCGAAATAAAAATGGATTCCAAAAACATAAAATTGAAGATTATCGCAGCGGGGGAGAAAGCGGTTAAAGAGTTAATTAAAGTAGCTCAAGAAAATATAATTAAACACGACCCTGAAGATGACTTATCAGCAGACAGATTAAAAAACGCAGCAGCAACAAAAAAACTAGCAGTATTTGATGCATTTGAAATTTTGAATAGAATTGAAATTGAAAAAGAAAACATTGAATTAGCAGAAAAAGGATTTGTAAAAACTGATACTAAACAAGGATTTGCCGAAAGAAAGTCAAAATAACTTATATACTGTATTAACAAATATAGTACCTAAAAATGTTCTAAGCAAAAAAAATAAAGCTAAGAGCTGGGTGTATGGATATAATGAAAAGTACGACATTATTATTATATCTAAGACAGGACAAATTGGAGAAATAATTAGTATAAGCGGTTTAGATATTGCACTTCCTTTGTATTCTTCAAATGGTCGTAAACGACCAAAAAACAAATCAGAGCAATTTTGGGTTAGACAAGATTACCCTAAACCTTTATCAAAACTTCCAAGTATATTTTTTTGGAACGAGATGCCCACTTCTTTTAAAAATTTATGGATTGATTATATTGAAGAAGAATTTGAACGCAGAGAAAAAGGACACTGGTTTTGGAATAATGGAGAGCCTACCTATATAACAGGGTCTCATTATATGTATTTGCAATGGACTAAAATTGATGTTGGATATCCTGACTTTAGAGAAGCTAATAGATTATTCTATATTTATTGGGAAGCGTGTAAGGCTGATAAAAGAAGTTTTGGAATTTGTTATTTAAAAATTAGACGTTCAGGTTTTTCGTTTATGGGTTCAGAAGAGTGCGCAAATATTGCAACAATTTCTAAAGATTCACGTATAGGTATTTTATCTAAAACAGGTGCTGATGCTAAAAAAATGTTTACCGATAAAGTAGTTCCTATTACTAATAATTACCCTTTCTTTTTTAAACCTATTCAAGATGGGATGGATAAACCTAAAACTGAATTAGCGTTTAGAGTTCCAGCTTCTAAGATTACTAAAAAAAATATGCACCTCCAAGATGAGTTTGAAATGGACGGCTTAGACACTACAATTGACTGGAAAAATACAGATGACAATTCTTATGATGGAGAAAAATTATTATTATTAGTACACGATGAAAGCGGAAAATGGATTAAACCTAATGATATTTTAAATAACTGGAGAGTTACTAAAACCTGTTTAAGATTGGGAAGTAAAATAATTGGAAAATGTATGATGGGCTCCACTTCAAACGCTTTAAGTAAAGGAGGAAGTAGTTTTAAAAAATTATATGAAGACTCTGATATTACAAATAGAAATGCAAATGGTCAAACAAAAAGCGGCTTATATAGCTTGTTTGTACCAATGGAATGGAATATGGAAGGCTTTATAGATAAATATGGGATGCCAGTTTTAGAAAAAGTTACAGAACCAGTGTTAGGGATTGATAATGAATACATTAAGATAAGTTCCGTTGATTATTGGCAAAACGAAGTCGACTCTATGAAGTTAGACTCCAATGCTTTAAATGAATTTTATAGACAATTTCCCCGCACTGAAGCTCACGCGTTTAGAGATGAAAGCAATCAGTCTTTATTTAATTTAACTAAAATCTATCAACAGATAGATTATAATGACTCATTAATTACCGAGCAGCATATTTCTGTAGGAAATTTTAGATGGAAAGACGGTGTTAAAGATACGGAAGTAATTTTTACTCCTAACCTGAAAGGTAGATTTTATTTAACGTGGATTCCTGAATATGGATTACGTAACAGAATTTTATCTAAGAATGGAGTTAAATATCCTGCTAACGAACATATTGGGTCTTTTGGGTGTGACTCTTATGATATTTCAGGAACAGTAGGAGGTAAAGGGTCAAATGGAGCATTACACGGAATGACTAAATTCAATATGGATAAAGCTCCAAGCAACTCTTTCTTTTTAGAATACGTAGCTCGACCTCAGACAGCAGAGATATTTTTTGAAGATGTTTTAATGGCGTGTGTATTTTATGGGATGCCATTGCTTTGTGAAAACAATAAACCGCGTTTATTATATCATTTTAAAAACAGAGGATATAGAGGATTTAGTTTAAATCGTCCAGACAAAACATACAACAAATTATCTAAAACCGAAAAAGAATTAGGGGGCATACCTAATTCAAGCGAAGATGTAAAGCAATCTCACGCAGCTGCAATTGAGTCTTATATTGAAAAATATGTAGGATTAGATTTACAAGGCTCGTTTAGAAGTGCAGATGAAATGGGAGATATGCTTTTTAACAGGACATTAGAAGATTGGGCAAAATTTGATATTAATAATAGAACTAAATATGATGCTTCTATTAGTTCGGGATTAGCTATAATGGCTAACCAAAAACATCTTTACACCCCTGTTAAAAAACAATCAAAAATAAGCATTAACTTTGCAAGATATGCGAATAAAGGAATATACAGTGAATTATTACAATAAATGAAAAATATTAATATAAATATATCTGACACTAGTTTTCCAAGTCAATTTGTTTCCGATTCAGAAAAAGCAACTGACGAGTATGGATTAATGATAGGACAGGCTATTCAATATGAGTGGTTTAGAAAAGATTCAAGTTCGTGTAGATATTATAGTCGATGGCGTGACTTTAACAGATTAAGGTTGTATGCGAGAGGAGAGCAGCCGATAGCCAAATATAAAAATGAGTTAGCAGTTGATGGAGATTTATCTTATCTAAATTTAGATTGGAGTATTGTTCCTATAATTCCGAAGTTTGTGGATTTAGTGGTAAATGGAATGAGTGACCGCTTGTTTAAAGTAAATGCCTATGCTCAAGATGCAATATCTCAAGCTAAAAGAAGTAAATATCAGGATATGATAGAAGCTCAAATGGTCTCGAAAGAATTATTAACTGTAATTCAAGAAGGGACAGGAGCTAATCCGTTTACTATGTCGCCTCAAGATTTACCTAATTCAGATGAAGAGCTTTCATTATATATGCAGCTTAATTATAAACCTGCAATTGAAATTGCCGAAGAAGAAGGAATTGATACCTTATTCTCTATGAGCCACTATGATGATATTCGTAGGCGGTTAGATTATGATTTAACAGTGTTGGGATTAGCTTGCGCAAAACACGAATTCTTACCTGGAGCAGGAGTAGAAATAAAATATGTTGACCCTGCAAATTTAATTCATAGTTATACAGAAGACCCACAATATAAAGATTGTTTTTATTGGGGTGAAATTAAAACTGTAGCTATAACGGAATTAATGAAAATTGACCAGTCTTTAACCAAAGACGATTTAGAAGAAATAAGTCAGTACAGCCAAATGTGGTATGATTATTTTAATGTAGCTCAGTATTATGAAAATGATATATTTTATAGAGACACCTGTACGTTAATGTATTTTAACTACAAGACTACTAAAAAATATGTTTACAAAAAGAAAGTAAATGAAAATGGAGCTACACGAATAATAGAAAAAGATGATTCATTTAATCCTCCAGAAGAAATGATGGAAGAAAACAATTTTACTAAAATCACTAAAACTATTGACGTATGGTATGAAGGTATTATGGTAATGGGAACTAACATAATGTTAAAATGGGAGTTAATGGAAAATATGGTAAGACCAAAATCCGCATCTCAATCTGCTTTACCAAGTTATGTAGCTACATCCCCCCGTATGTATAAAGGGGCAATTGAATCATTAACTAAACGTATGATTCCTTTTGCCGATTTAATTCAATTAACTCATTTAAAACTACAACAAGTAATATCTAGAACTGTACCTGATGGAGTATATATAGATGCGGATGGATTAAATGAAGTGGATTTAGGAACAGGTAACGCTTATAATCCAGAAGATGCCTTAAGACTTTATTTCCAAACAGGTAGTGTGGTGGGTAGAAGTTATACTCAAGAAGGAGATTATAATCAAGGTAAAATTCCAATTCAACAATTAACCTCTAATTCAGGAGCTAGTAAAACTCAAATGTTAATTACGAATATGAATAATTATATAAATATGATTCGTCAAGTAACAGGGTTAAGTGAAGCAAAAGACGGGAATAAACCAGATTCTAATGCTTTGGTAGGGATTCAAAAAATAGCTGCATTAAATTCCAATACAGCAACGCGCCATATTTTAGATGGTTCATTATATATGTATAGAACTTTAGCTGAAGGTTTATCTTATAGAATGGCTGATATATTAGAATATGCAGAGTTTAAAGATGAATTTGCTAACCAAATAGGAAAATACAATGTTTCTATCTTACAAGAGATGAATGATTTATATATTTATGACTTTGGTATATTTATTGAAATTACTCCAGATGCGGAAGAAAAAGCCCAGCTTGAAGCTAATATTCAAATGGCGTTACAAAAAGGAGATATTAATTTAGAAGATGCAATTGATATAAGAGAAATTCATAATCTTAAACTTGCTAATCAGTTACTTAAAATGAAACGTAAAGCTAAAGAAGAAGCTGATAGGCAATTTGAAATGCAAAAACAGCAGCAGCAAGGTCAGATACAAATGCAATCTCAACAGATGGCTGCACAAACTTCTATGCAAAAAATACAAGCGGAAAATCAAGCTAAGATACAATTAGAACAAGCTAAGATAGCTTTTGAAATTGAAAGGTTAAATGCCGAAGCTCAACTTAAAGGAACTCTTATGGATAAGGAGTTTGGATATAATCAACAGCTCCGAGATATAAGTGAAAGAGGATTAAAAGATAGAGAGCTACAGAGAGAAAAATCTAAAGCTGATAGAATTAGTCAAGCTAATACTGAACAATCTAGGCTTATAAATCAGAGAAGAAACAACTTACCTCCTCAAAAATTTGAGTCTAATGAAGATAGTTTAGATGGATTTGACTTAGCAGAATTTGAACCTAGATAGACCTAAAATAAACAATAATTAAATTAGTAACTTTGTAAAAATTAAAATCAAATGGAATTAAAATTAAAAGAAGTGTCTGCAGAACAAAAATCTGTAGCACAAGTAGAGGAAAAACTACTAAAAGAAAACGAAACACAAAATAATGAACAACCAGTTCAAGAACAAGTAAATGAGGTTTCCACTACTAGTGAAGAAGTAAAAGGAGGCGCGGAACCAGAAGCTCCAAGTTGAGCTACAAGAAAAAGATGTTCTTGAATATATAAGAAATAGATACGACAAGCCAATAGAATCATTTGATGATTTAATGGCTAAGCGAGAAGAGAAGGAAGAACTTCCTGAAGATGTCGCAGCGTATTTTAAATATAAAAAGGATACAGGAAGAGGGATTGATGATTATGTAAAACTTAATCGCGATTTTGATGAAATGAATCCTGAAGTTTTGTTAGCTGAATATTTTTTAGCAAGTGAAGAAGCTATTGATGAAGAAGATGTAGAAGCCTTAATGGATGATTACATTTTTGATGCAGATATAGATGATGAATCAACTATAAAAAAGAAAAAGCTAGCAAAGAAAAGAAAAATTGTCAAAGCTAAAAAGTTTTTTAACGAACAGAAAGATAAGTACCGACAACCACTTGAGTCAAGACAGGATGTTGTATCTGAAGACACTAAAAAACAATTAGAAGAGTATAGGCAATATGTTGATGATGCTAAGACGCAGACCGAACAGCAAAAACGAAAGTATGACTGGTTTGCGAAAAAGACAGATGAGGTGTTTTCCAATGAATTCAAAGGTTTTGAGTTTAAGGTAGGTGAAAATAGCGTAACGTATAATCCTGGTGAAACATCAGAATTAAAAAAATCTCAAGGAAATATTATGAACTTTGTTCAAAAATATTTAGATAAAGATGGTTTAATTGAAGATGCACAAGGATATCATAAAGCGTTATCATTAGCAATGAATCCTGAAAAGTTTGCCCAGTTCTTTTATGAACAAGGGAAGGCTGAAGCAATTGAAACGGATGCTCGTAAGACTAAAAATATTAAGATGAACTTACGTAGTACCCCAGAAGTTGTTTCCAAAGGAGGAATAAAGATGAGAACTCTTAATCCAGATGCTGGAAACAGATTACAGATTAAAAGTTCGCGAATAAAAAAATAATAATAAATAAAAAAAATTTGAAATTATGGCAGGAAGTATTGAAACAGGTGGCTTGTTAAATTATCAGTTGCAGCCTAGTGCGCAGCAGATTACAACAGCTACCAATTACATTAGCAGCTTTGATTTCTTGAGTACTTATCTACCCGATACTTATGAAAAGGAATTTGAGCGTTACGGAAACAGAACAGTATCTTCATTCTTAAGAATGGTAGGTGCTGAAATGCCTTCTAACTCGGATAAAATTATCTGGGCAGAGCAAGGTAGATTACACACTAAATATACAGGAGTAACTTCAGGTGCGGCAGCAGCTCAAGATACAGCTACTTGGACAGTTCCAGTAGCGCAAATAGACCCAGCTACACAGCCACAAACTGGAGCAGCAGGAGGAATTGCAATAAGAATTGGTCAAACAGTTATGATATCTGATGAAACAGTAGGTTCTTCATTAAGCAATAAAGCAATTGTTACAGGCGTTGATTATGCTAACAGAACTTTTGATGTAGCTTATTACGAAGCTGGAGGTCAAACTATGGCGGCAGCAGTTGCTTGTTCAGTGTTTGTATATGGTTCTGAATTTAGAAAAGGAACAGCATCTATGGCTGAAACTTTAATTTCTGATGACTCTATCTTTAACAACTCTCCAATTATCTTAAAAGATACTTATAGAGTAAATGGTTCAGATATGGCTCAAATCGGATGGATTGAAGTAAGCGGAGAAGATGGTGCAAACGGATACCTATGGTATTTAAAATCAGAGCACGATACAAGACTACGTTTTGACGACTACCTAGAAACAGCAATGGTGGAAGCAGTTCCAGCAGAAGCAGCTTCAGGTGCGATTGCAGCAGCTAGTCCAGTGGGTAACAAAGGTACTGAAGGTATCTTCCACGTAGTTGGAACAAGAGGTAATGTATGGTCTGGAGGTAATCCAGTTGCATTAAGTGAATTTGACTTAATTATTGAAAGATTAGATAAGCAAGGTTCTATTGAAGAAAATGTAATTTTCTTAAACAGAGCTTTTGGATTTGATATTGACGATATGTTGGCTTCACAAAACTCTTATGGCGGTGGAGGTTCATCTTACGGATTATTTGATAATGACGAAGAGATGGCTTTAAATTTAGGATTCAGAGGATTTAGAAGAGGTTACGACTTCTATAAGTCAGACTGGAAATATCTAAATGACCCTACAATGAGAGGTGGAGTTGTTGGCGGAGCTATTAATGGCTTAATGGTACCAGCAGGTTCAACTACTGTATATGACCAAATTTTAGGTAAAAATGCTAAGAGACCATTTTTACACGTTAGATATAGAGCTTCAGAAACTGAAGATAGAAGATATAAAACGTGGATAACTGGTGGAGCAGGAGGAGCTGCAACAAGCGGTGATGACGTAATGAACGTCAACTTCTTATCTGAAAGATGTGTATGTACTTTAGGTGCAAATAACTTCTTCTTATTCAAATCATAAGAAGAGTAAATAACTAAGGGGAGGAGTTAATCCTCCTCCCTTTTTTTTAATCTAATTAAATTTAAATAAAATGAAAAAGAAAATATTAAAAAACGAGACGTATGTCTTAACAAACGGAAAATCTCCGTTAGCTTTTATGTTAGCGACTCATCATAACAAAAGAAATACACTACTGTATTGGGATGAGGAAAAACAAATTAATAGAGAACTTTGTTACGCTAGAAATCAAAAATCAATTTTTGTAGACGAACAAGATGGGAATAAAGTTTTGGAGCCCATAATTTTTGAAGATGGTATGTTAAATGTACCAGCGACAAACCCTATGCTTCAACAATTTTTAGAATTTCATCCTGGTTACGATAAGGTATTTCGTAAAGTAAACACAGAAAGAGATGCAGGTGTAGAGGTGGAAATATTAAGTGCTCAAGTAGATGCATTAGTAGAAGCTCGCTCTTTATCAATTCCTCAAATGGAAAATGTAGGAAGAGTGCTATTCAGTAGAGATGTGTCAAAATTTTCTACAGCGGAATTAAAAAGAGATATTTTAGTGTTTGCTAAAAATGAACCTGAAGTGTTTTTAGGTATATTGAATGACCCTTTAATGAAGTTACAAGCCAAAGTTCAAGCATTTTTTGATGAAGGTAAGTTAATGATGAAGAAACAAAATGTTCACTTTAACACTAAGACTAATAAGAAAAGAATGATGACTGTACCTTTTGGTGAAGATAAAAATGCTATTGTAGCGCAATATTTTAAAACTGATGAGGGAGTTAGTACTTTAAAAATGCTAGAAAAATTAAAGTAAATATTCGGGTGCAGGCACATATTTTATAAGAAAGAGAGAGCTCATAGCACTCTCTTTTTTTTTACTTATCTTTGCTAATAGTAACTACCTACGAGAGGTAGTTTTTTTACTAATTTAAAAATATAGAAAAAATGGCAAAGTATTTACAAATTACAACAGGAGCTGGAGATGAACTGGTTCCTATAGGAGATGGTTTATATGTAGAAAGAACTTCTGCTACAGCAATGAGAATTTATAGTGTTAACGAGACTCTACACCACTTTGGACTAGTAACAGTAGGCTCTACGTTTGCAATGGTTACAGCTATGAATGAGGCATTAACAGCTGCTGCTCAAACGAGTTGGCAGAATGCAGTTGTTCCTGTAGTATTACCAGCTGGCGAAACAGTTACAAGTATTACGGTTTCAGTGTTTGCATAAACTCAATTACACTAACTAATTAAGAGGTTGCTAAAAAAAAGTAACCTCTTTTTTTTTCCTTATCTTTGTAGAAAGATTTTATAATGATTAATTCAGTAAGAAATACCGTCTTAGCAATATTAAATAAGAATAACTATGGATACATAGCTCCTAACGATTTTAACTTATATGCTAAGCAAGCTCAGCTTGATTTATTTGAGGATTTGTTTTATGAGTATAATTATCAAATAGTAAAAGAAAATGTTAGACAATCAGGAAGTGGATATGCAGATATCGCTAAAGGAATTGTAGAGGTTATCGATTTATTTTCTACTACTGCAGCTCTTACACAAAGTGCTCCTCAAGTAGGAACAAATCAATATACAATGCCTGCAGATTATTATTTAATAAATAAAGTTTTATGTTATGATACTGCAGGGACTACTTATACAGGAGAAGCTGAAAGAGTAAGTCATAGTAAAATTACAATGTTAACTAACTCTAATCTAACTGCTCCTACCACTACTTATCCTGCATATACAACAGAAGCCTCAGTGCTAACGGTATATCCCACCACTATTACGGGTGCGAATCAAATGCAAGTTCAATACATAAGATACCCTGCCGACCCAGTATGGACATATTTATCTATAACGGGTGGTGCTCCAGTTTTTGACAGCTCTTCAACTTCTTATCAAGATTTTGAATTATCAGCTGATTATGAAACTGATTTAGTAGTAAAGATTTTACAATATGCAGGTGTATCAATTAGGGAAGCAGCTGTAGTGCAGTATGCAAATCAAGCGGAAATTAACGAAAATATATCAGAACAATAATGGCTTATTTAAACGATTATCAATATTACACAAATTCAGGAACTGCTCCAACGGATGCAAATTGGGGCTCCTATCAGTATGTGAGTTTAGCAGATATAGTTAATAATTTTTTATTGATGTATTATGGCAATCACTCTTTAGTTAATAATGAAGAAAGATATAAAATACTTTTTCACGCCAAACGAGCAATTCAAGAATTAAATTATGATGCTTTTAAAGAAATAAAAGCTTTAGAATTAAATGTAGGAGAACAGTTAAGATTTATTTTACCTCAAGATTATGTAAATTGGGTTAGAATATCTTTATTTAAAGATGGTGTATTGAGACCATTAACTGAAAACATTCAAATTAACACTTCATCTGCGTACTTACAAGACAATGATTCAAATATATTATTTGACGAAAACGGAAATGTGTTAAGACCAGAATTTTCTACTCTAGATTTTGACCGTATAAAAGGGACGGATAAAACTATGTATTTAAACCAAGGCGCAGCATTTGATGGATTATACGGGTGGAATTATAATGGATACTGGTACTTTGATTTACCTGTAGCAAATCACTATGGATTAAACACCGAGACTGCAAATGCGAATCCGACTTTTAATATAGATAAAAAAAATGGAGTAATAACATTTAGTTCTAATATTAAAGAGGAATTATGTATAGTAGAATATATTTCCGATGGAATGGAGGGTGGAGTAGATAGTGAGGTAACTGTTAATAAGCTTTTTGAAGACTATGTTTATGCATATATACAATATGCAATTTTAAATAGTAAACAAGGGGTGCAAGAATATATAGTTGCACGTGCTAGAAAAAATAAATCGTCTTTATTAAGAAATGCTAAAATAAGAATGAGTAATATTCATCCTGGCAGATTATTAATGAATATGAGAGGTAAAGATAAGTGGATTAAATAAAATGGCTAAAACAACACGAAATTTTATTGTCGGTAGAATGAATAAGTCTGTAGACGAAAGACTTGTTCCTAATGGAGAATATATACACGCAGAGAATGTTCGACTAGGTTCTACAGAAAATTCTGAAATAGGTTCAGTAGAAAACTCTAAAGGAAATAAAGCTATCGCCACCCCGTATTATCCGAGCAGCTCTACTACTACTCACAATTTTAAATGCCTAGGAACTTATGCTGATGCTGCCAATGAAACAATTTATTGGTTTGTTCACGCAGATGATGTAACTGTAGGGGCTACACAAAAATTAGATATGATAATATCTTTTAATGTAGTTACTCAATTATTTATTTATCACGTTGTAAGTATTGATGATGGAGGAGGGGTAAATACTACTTTAGATTTTAATGATACTTATTTAATTAATTCAATTAATAAAGTAGATAATCTATTGTTTTTTACAGACAATAGAAACCCACCGAGATTTATTGATGTAGATAAAAACTATGCTGAGCCTGTTACTCATATTGACCAATTTTCCGCAGAAGATATTCTGGTAATTAAACGTCCACCTGCTAGTGCTCCTACCCTATCCTTAATACAAACAGCAGATACTGAAACATATTTAGATGAAAGAATAGTGTGTTTTGCGTATAGATATAAATACGCTAACAATGAATATTCAGCTACTTCACAATGGACTCAACCTGCATTTAGCCCTCAAAGTTTTAATTTAAGTTTAGAAAGCTCTTTAAATGAAGGAATGGTAAATCAATACAATGCGGTAAATATCACTTATAATACAGGAAGCTCTTTGGTTACAGAAATACAGGTGTTGTTTAAAGAAGCGGATAATAACATTATAAAAGTTATTGAGTCTTTTAATAAAGAAGAGTTAGGATTAGGAGATAATAATAATGAAACTATTATGTTTGATAATAGTAAAATATTTACCCTTTTACCAGACTCAGAAATTTTAAGATTATACGATAATGTTCCTTTATTAGCCAAGGCTCAAACATTAATGGGTAATAGATTGATGTACGGAAATTATTATGAAGGATATGATTTGATTGATACATCCCTTAATCCTATTCAGTTTGATTATACTACTTCATTAGTGTCGACTTCAGTTAATGATAATGAATTAATAGCTACGAAATCTGCCCTTACTCTAAAAGTAGATTGTACTTCGGGTTCAGCAGTTACTGATAGTATAGCAGATGGAACTTTTTCTTTATATTTAACTGACGATGGATTAAGTACAGGAACACCTTTAGAGTTAAAAGCGGGGGCAGTATTAGATATAGATACGCAGTTTCAACACGCAGAATTTGGAGGAGATATTTCTGGAGCGTTTTCACCCCCTACTGATACCACTCCAATAACGGATTTAGTATTAAGTTTTAGGTTGCCTAGAGATTATACTAATGCTTATGATTTAGCTACCAGTGAAGAATTTAGAACTTACATAGGTTCCCCTCTAAGTATTCAAACAGTACAGAACTGTAATGATGGAGTTAGTATTTCCGACAATTTTAATTGTGCCCTACCTAATACTCTCTCAGGAGCTTCAGGAGGAAGTAATACAGTTTTAACTAAATGCTGGAGTGCATTTTGGGATAGTACTTGTACGGGAGGCACAATACCCCAATCTGCAAGTTCTGCAGTAATGACTATAGGCGTAGGAAGTAATGTAAATTATATGAGTATTGGATTAATGGGAATGGCGTATGTAGATACTTGTGTATATGACGGGGCGGCCACTGCTACTCAAGTAGTATGGGAATTTTATAAATTTACACAAATACAGGCTAATTTTAAAGAGTTGGCTAACCCTTCAAGTCTTCATAGTAATAGAAATTACGAAACAGCTATTATATATATGGATGATTATAAGCGAAGCTCTACTCCTATTGTGAGTCCTTTTAATACAGTATCTATTCCGTGTTCTAAGTCGGATAGTAGAAATCAAATTAAAGTAGAAATACCTGCTACAATGAGCCCTCCTAACTGGGCTACAAGTTATAAGTTTGCTATTCAGCCTGACCGCAGTGGTTATAATGTTATATATTCTAATCTATATTTTAAAGACCCTAATAGTTTAAGGGTGTGGTGTTTATTAGAGGGAGAAAACGCACAAAAAATAGAAAAAGGAGATAGATTAATAGTTAAAAGAGATAGTAATGGAGTAACGGCACGCTGTATATACACTACTGTTTTAGAAAAAGAAGTTCAAATTGAAGATTTTATTGAGATAGATATTGAGGGAACAAATCAAAAAGAACATATTCCAGCTGGGTCTTATATGGCTGTAACTCCTGATAATTGGAGTGCGAGTGTTTTTGCAGATGGATTATTTAGCCCTGGGAATATCTGGACGGGAAATGGATGTTATATAAACACTTCTCCACAGCTGAGAAATCCCGCAGGAAGTGGTTCTGCTACTTCTTATTATAATTTCTCTATCGCGACAGGAGTGGCTAGCCCGAGTAATACTGACCCTGCGTGGAGAGATGTAAGTGTTCCTCAAGGTAGTATAATAAACTGGTATATGGAGTTCAAAAGAAAGGGGTCGGGCGATGGAGATAATGCTTGTGAAAGAGTAATTTATGAGTTAGATTTAGAAGGGTTAGTGGCACAAAATGATTACGATAATGTATATGATTGGTTTGTAGGGGACAACATACAATCATTATTAGATAATGGGACTTGGGAGGTAGGAGATTCTGGAAGTGATGGCACATTAACTTTTGATGAAGGTATACAATATCAATCAGCTAATACAGATGGTAATTGCCAGTTATTAATAGCTTGTCAAAATGCAACCCCAGAGTTTCAAGTTAAAAACTTTTATATAAAATTTTATAGGATTAATAATGCAGGACTAAATGACAACACAAGTAATTTGTTAGGTTTATATGTGCAAGGTGGTAGGGCGTGCGGAAGCAATGAGAAGAGAAGAAGCCTGGTATCGATGCGTGTCAGTATATTTAGAAGCGAAAGAACATTAGTTTTTGAATCAGAGCCTAGCGATGCTGCTCCTGGAGTATACTTTGAACAAAGCCAAACCTTTAATATAAATAATAATTTCCACGAGTCAGGCACTGCAACTGGAGACCAAAATCAAACAGCAACTCAACCAGCTATTATTACTTTAGATGCGGCTAATTGTTTTTCTTATGGTAATGGAGTAGAGAGTTATCAAATAAGGGATTCTATTGAAGGAAAATCTATGACTCTAGGAAATCGAGCTTATGGAGCTAGTGAGCAAATTTATAAAAGAGCGCATCGCTATGCGGATATAACCTATAGCGGTATCTATAATGATGAATCTAATATTAATAAATTAAATGAATTTAATTTAGGCTTAATTAATTTTAAACCTTTAGAAGATTCTTATGGAGGTATTGAAATCCTTTCAGGAAGAAAAACAGATGTATTGTGTTTACAAGAAGATAAAATATCTTATGTCTTAGCTGGTAAAAACTTATTATCAGATGCAGCTGGTGGAAGTGCTTTAACTTCTGTCCCAGAAGTATTAGGCACACAAATATCTAGAATAGAAAAATATGGAATTAGTAATAATCCTGAAAGTTTTACAGAATGGGGTGCGGATAAATTTTTTACTGATGTTAAAAGAGGAGCAATTATTCAGCTTAAAGGAGCTAGCGCAGACAGCGAACAATTAGGAGTAATATCAGAAGTTGGTATGAGGGGTTATTTTAGAGATTTATTTAATGAATCTTTTCTATATCAAAAAATTGGAGGTTTTGACCCTTATATGAATGAATATGTTTTAAGTATAAATAACACTCGATTGCCAGCGGAAACTAGATGTTATAATTGCGGGGTATCGTTAGATATTATGGTAGAAGCAGGAAGTCCACAAGAAATTTGCTATACCCTTACGGAAGTAGCTGGAAATGCAAGATTTAATTATTATGCAGGGCCAACTAGTAGTACCACTACATTTACTGCCTCCTGGACAAATAGTGTGGGAAGCACCGTCAGTGTCACCAGTGGGGCTGTAAGCACCGATGGGTTTCTTACAATTATCCGTGACATACCTACTATAACGCAAGTTACTATTACAGTTACTCAAACTGCAGGAACAGGTAATTGGAATATTGTACAAGAGTGTCCTACTAACGCACCTGTTACCGTAATTCAAGTATGTTTAACTAATCCTGATGAGTCTAATTTATCAAGTTATAATCAATATTACTGGAACACTTTTGCTGACCCACAACCTGCAGTTCCGTATTACACTAACCCAACCTATACCTCTACCACTACAAGTAATTTTATAGATTTTGCGGCAGGGTCTACAGCCCCTACCGTATCTCAATATACGACTACTACAGGGCCAACAGGAGCAGCTGGATTTCCTCCAAACAACGGATATGTAACCATACAGTCTAACAGGTTATCCCCTGCTAACTTTACTTTTGATGCTACGAATGATAAATTTTATTGGCTAGAAAGTAACACTTTATATCAAAATAACTCTACTGATATTACAAATTTATTAGCCGCAGCAACTGTTACAAATACAGAAGAGGTAACAGCAGGGGTCTTATATAGAGGCCAGTTTGCTAGAACCGTTAATAACACTTATTTATATTTAATATGGGATTATCGAAGTGTAGTGGCTACTAACCTGAGTTATCAAGTAGGAACAGCTGACGTAGATGCTGATACATTTGCTGCGTGTTGTTTAAATACTCCAACTGCATATTACTTAAATGGAAGTACCTTATCAACTGCTAATGTAGTATATGATAATAGTACTCAAACTACTGTATCTGCGGATGGTTATTATAGTGATGGTTCATTTGTAAGACTACAAAAACTAGGAACACTTCAACCTGCAACAGCGTGTGCGTGTGGAGTACTTTGTGGGACTACATCTTATACTTTTAAAACTGAATTTACTTCGGTATTTAAAGCTAGACATTATTTTAGTGCAACTACTGGGGCCGTGATAATAACGTGGGCTGTTCAAGCTATGCCAAAAGGTGTAATGGTAACTTATAATGGAGTGGTTTATAATAAATGGGTCTCTAGTGTAATGGGAGATGTAAGTCCTAATAGCTTAACAACCCCTGTCTACTTAGGTAACTCTGGTTCAGGTACCCCACCTTCGGCAGGAAATTATCAAGTGGCTGAATTAAATTCAACTACTGGAACTTTTCTTCCTATTCCTGCTACTACTCAATATGTAGCAGTAACTGCAGGTGAAATTAAAACGGCAGGATTGGGAGTAGCTACTTGTACTTTAGTTTTTCCTAAAATGTCTGCAACTGTTAATTATGTAGATATAGAATTTTATAATCTATTAAGCAGCACTGATTATCCAACTAATACTTATACGGTAGCTTGCGTAGCTAGTTTAACTGCTCACGCAGCTAGTGTTAATACTTATGCTACCAATCTTTTAGCTTGTGCAGAGTCGACCTCTATAAATATCTACCATAATTCAGGCACCACTTTTGCTGTAAATGACCAAATATTTGCAAATGCTCAAGGTGACCTTGCAGTAAATACAGACGCAGCATCTCCAGGATATGCTAATAGATTATATAGTGGGGGTGGATGGGTTAAAATTGCAGCTGATTCAGGAGGAACGACTGCTATACAATTAAGTGATGAAAGTATAATAACAGCAATATATACGTGTTAAATAATTAAAATAAAAATAAATGGCATTTAGTAATCAAACAGTAACATATAGCGAATCCGTACAAGGGTTTCCATCTTTTTATTCTTATATGCCTGAAAAAATTGTAGGTATGAATGGGTTTTTATATACATTTAACAATGGAAAACTGTATCAACATAATGACAGTACAGTTCAAAGAAATGAATATTATGGAGTTAGATATGATTCACTTATTAAAAGTGTATTCAATGAGTCTCCGTTAGAAAATAAAATATTTAAAACTATAGGTATTCAATCTGATGACAGTTGGTCGTGTACTTTAACTTCAGATATACAAAGTACAGGAACTATAGATGGAAATAGTGGGGGTACAAACTTTTTTGAAGAAAAAGAAGGTGAGTGGTTTGCTTATTTAAGAAATAATGAAGCTAATCCTATTAGTGGAGAATTTCCTTTACGTTCAGTTCAGGGAATCGCTCAAGATGATGAAACTGCACGAGCAGGACAAGGAACAGCAACTTGTAGTTTAACTTTTGCAGCAGCAGTTGAGTTAAGTTCAATGATAAATCAAGGGGATATTGTATATTATACTGTGGCTCCGTTTACTGGAAATATGACGCCAGTACAAGCAGGAGCGGTAGTGAGTGTAAATAACACAACTAATGTGATAGTAGTAAACAATACAGGAGCAGGAACAAGTGCGTTACCTGCTACCAATACTGAGGCTTATATTATGTATATAAAAAATCAAGTTGGTGAATCTAATGGAATAATAGGGCATTATGGAGAATTTACTTTAACAAACAGTAATTCCGTAGCAGTAGAGTTGTTTGCAGTAGATTCGGATATTATGAAAAGTTTCCCTTAAAATTAGTATCTTTGTGATAATTATTTAGATGAGTAATATAGAAACAATAATTGCTGAGCAAGTTTTAGGAGAAGTAACCTCTAAGAGAGGAATGATGTGGGAAAAAATTGCGGAGTTTCAAAATCAATTAGAAGAGATTGAAGGGGTTTTTACTCATAAATCAGGGGAAGAACAAAGTGAGGGATTACAAACTTATTTTCCTTTAGAACACACTTTTGAAGGTGGGCTCTATACTAGGCAAATTTTTATGCCAAAAGGAGCAGTTGTGGTAAGTATGATACATAAAAAACAACACCCATCTTTTTTATTAAAAGGTGAGCTATCATATTTAACAGATGAAGGAAAAATTGTTAGAATTAAAGCTCCGTATACAGTCTTTACACAGGCAGGAGCTCAAAGAGTTTTTTATATTCACGAAGATGTAGTGTGGACGTGTGTGCATAAAACAAACAAAACAAATGTAAGAGATGCAGAGCTTGAATTATTTTCAAATGATTTTAAAGATTTGCCTAAAAGTATAATAGATAAAAGAAAAAAAATATGTCAGCAGCAGCAACAGCCATTATTGCAGGAGTAGGATTGGTATTATCCGCAACAGGAATGGGTATAAATTTTGCGGGTGCAGCCAAAGCACGAAGAAGGCAAGAAGATGCGGAGTATGATGCTAAACGAGCATTAGATAAAGCAAGAAGAAAATTAGATGTTAACTTTTATGAAAACTTAGCAATTAATAAAGAAGCGTATCAACTAGAGCGCGAGGCTTTATTATCAGCTGGAGCTCAAGCTACTGCGGCAGGAGCTGAAAGTGAAAGAGGAGCAGCTGCTGTAGCAGGAAGAGTATTAGCGGCACAAAATCAAGCTCAAGCTCAACAACGAGTAGCNATGTACTAAAGAGCAAGAAAAAATTAGACTTATTAGTTCAACAAGAAGAGTCTCGTTTAAGAGATATTGGAGTTCAGTTAGATTTAGAAGAAGTAGCAGGCGCACAAGTAGCGGCAGGCCGTGCAGAGCAGCAAGCAGCTCAAATGCAAGCTGCAGGAGTGCAAGGAGCTTTAGATACGGCAAAAGCTGGAATGTCGTTTGGAACTGCTTTAGGTGAAGTTAAAGCAGCTAGAGGAGGAGAGTTCGCAGAAATAGGCGCAAGGTTTGATACTAAAGAAGGGCTCTTTAGAAAAAAGGATGCTCCAGGCACATTACAAACTAATATCGAAGGATTTGCAGCAACGCAAGAATTTAAAGACTTAGGATTAGATGCAGATGCATTAACTAAATCACTAAGTATTGAAACGCGCCCTGCAATAGACGAGAATAAATTTCTAGCAGATGGTACAACTAATAATCCTAATTTTGGTAAACAACAACTGCACGGAACCCAAGCAATGCAAGAGGATTTATTAAGACAGTTAGGGCCTCAAGGAACAAAGGCTTTTAAAGATTATTTAAAACGAATGGCTAGAGAAGGGTTTAATAGTCAAGACATAATAAACCAATCAACATCATTAGGAGCAGTAGGATTTTACGATGGTATGTCGTCATAATATAAAAATAAATAGATGGGAAATACTTATTACGGATACGCACAAAGAGAAGCAGCAGAACAAGTAGACTGGAGCGGGGTTGCTCGTAAATTTACTACAATGCTGGATGATGAGGTTAAAGCAAAAGAAGCGAGAGAAGCATCTTTAGACCAATCTAACACTGATTTAGCTACATTACTTAACACGGCTCCTAGTAGTGAAAATAAAGAACTTCATAATTGGATTTTAGATTACGCTAATAATGCATCTAATTATTCATTAATGCTGCATAGAAGCGTTAAGAATGGGAATATGAGTACAAAGCAATACACCAATGCTATGAATAATTTAACGGCAGGTACCAACCAAGCTATTGCTATAGCAAACAAATACAATGACTTTTTTATTGAGCAAGAGAAACTAAGACAAGAAGATGACCTTCCAGCAGAAATGCTATATACAGGGAGTATTATCCAAGACTTTGCAGCCTTTGATAAGACAGCTTTATATATTGACCCTATAACAATGAAAGTGTCTCAAGGAAAAACTGTTACTAAAAAAATTGATGGACACGATGTTCGTACTTTATCTTCTAATCCAGAAGACTTCAAACCTGTCAGCACACTACTTGGTTGGATGGGAGAGACTTATGGTAAGTTTGATATGACGGCAGCCGTGGACGATATAGCTGGAAATATGGCTGTTAGTTATCAGGCTTTAAATACTGATGACCCTAGGATATCTGGAGAAGACAATGTGCGTCTTAATAAAGAGTTTGATGATAACTTAGAGAGATTTGTACTGGCTAAACTTCAAGACCCTAGAAATGTGTCCAGTGTATTGGCTGATTTCGCAGGAGTAGCTCCTAACGGTCAGGCGTGGGATTTCACTACAGACCCTAAGGCAACAGGGGAGAATATGATTTATCTATCTCCTAATAATAATGGAGGTTATAGTATTGATTTAGATACAGAGAAAGGGAGAAAGCTACAAAAACAAGCAGCAGAGTATTTAACAGCTGCGGTAGATGTTAAGCTTCCGAGAAAGATTACAATGGCGGAGAAAGTAGAGCCAGGATGGACGTGGGGTAAAGCTACTAGTGAAGAAGTAAAAGGAGCAAGAAATGTTGAAGCTATGTTAGGGCTGGCTTACGGAGACCAAGCTCAATTCGATGCGGCAGTAGGACATTTTAAAGCAACTAACAAAGAGATAGTAAATATTGAAAGAGCTCGTGGTGGTAAAGGGTTTGATGTTACGACAATAAAAGATGGTGTTACAAGTAGTTCTTTTGTGCCGTGGAATCAAAGCCCTGATACGTTATTAGATGGTTCTTCTCAATTAATAGGAGCTGACACTTCTCTAGAAAAAGGATTACTCTATATGGCGGGAAGTGACCCACAAAATTATAACAACTTATATACTCAGCAATCAAGTGATAGTCCTCCAATAAGACAACAACAAGACTTTGTAACGCCACCTAATGTTCCAGATGTAGTGAATTACAATGAGATTAAATTAAATACTGAAGAAAGAAAGACTAAGAAAAATGCTGTAGGTATAGATGTTGAAACTGATGAATTTGTACAAGCAACACCAGGAGAAATTATAGAAACATCTATAACCGATAATTTAGCTATGCGAGATATAAANAGATTAGATAATGCAGTAGTAGGAATTAACAAAGTGGTAGAAGGATTAAACATNGGAGCTTTAAATGATGAAAATAGTATTGTTACAGTTATTGATGATGATACTGATAACTCTGCTGGTAGAGACTTAGAAAGTTATTTTACAGGAGATAATTATGACTGGATGGTAGGTGGTGCTTCCAGTATACAGATATATTATCCTGAGCTGATGAGCGGCCCTATATTTATTCCAGACCAAGGTGATAGTAAAGCAAAGGCTCAAGAAACCGCAAGAATAATAGACCAAGTATATGGTACTTTAGTTCAAGCTAATAATGAAGGCCGTAGATTAGCCCCTAATGATTTTTCTGTTATTGCAAATAATCAACAAATGAAGGATTATAATAAAAGTGCATACGATTGGGCTGAGAAAAATAATACATTTAGGGATACGCAGGGAGATAAGTTTGAATGGAATGATGGTCAGGGACTTAAATACGATACTAAACAATACACTAATTTACCCCCTAATGTAGAACAAGTAAGAGTTGGAGGCGAACAAGTGTTGTTAAGAAAACTANATAACGGTCAATTTGAATTGGTAGAGGAAGTAGACTTAAACAACCCTGTTAATTCTAACGGCCCAATGAGTAAATACAATAGTCCAACAGGTGGAGGAACAGATGTAGTAACTATTGAAACTATTAAAGAAAAGTTAGGAGACCGTTATGTAGCAGAAAGAGACGCAATGGAAATAAAGTACCCTATAACTGACCCTAAAGCAGATTATGCAGATGCCGCAGCTTATGAAAAGTTTATAGATGAACAAATGATTTTGNTAGCAAAAGATATCTTCGGTGGTGATGGTAGATTATTAGTAACTAACAGAATTCAAAAAGAAAATGAGTTAGTAGCTAAAGATATAGATATAGCAGGTTATGTTATCGGTGAAGAGCCTGATGTACTCAAAATAAGAAAGGCTAATCCAGAATTAACTAAAGAACAAGTAGTTGATTTATGGGTGCAGGCAGACGAACATTTTAGATTATACAGTAAATAGTTTGCAGTAAATTAAAGCATAAGTAATGGAAATAACTAACAATGAAGCTTTAAATGATATGTTCCAATTAGCTGTTAAAGACGGCTATAGACACGGTAAAGAAGATTTTAAAGACCTGATTTCTCAAAATCCAGACGCACTAAATGATGTATACGGTTTAGCTACTAATAATGGTTATAATGGAGACTTAAATCAGTTTGGTGCTTTAATGGGATTAGAGGGATTGCCTCAAAAAAAAAATCAAGATGGCACTTCTTTAGATGGTGGCCTTTTTCCTGAAGATGATACCTATAAACCTAATCCACAAACAGACCCTGTTCCCTCATTAGGAGAAACTTTCAGTGGCTGGTGGGAAACTCTAAAAGAAAAGGGAGGGTTGATTCCAGCAGTTAAAGACTTTATAAAAGAAGAAAAAGCATTACAAGCAGGGGATGACCCTAACTTTCCCGATATATCCCCTGAACAAGTAGAAGCTAATGTAATTTCCGACCAAAAACTTCAAGAGCGTATTGATAATAATGCTGTTCTAAGCCAAGCTAACTCAGAAAAACTAGCTCAAACTCCTGAGTATATTGAAACCTTAAAATCTTTAAATACTAGTATTTTTACTGATAATGAGCCGCGTGCAGCTGTTGAAATATTAAGAGGTCTAATTGGAGAGTATGGATTCAATGTAAGTATGGATGACGCTTTTACTGTGCCTTTTTCAGGAGGCCAAACATCGGAAAATAATAGGGTGGTTATAACTGCTGTAAACGGAAAAGGACAGGTGGTTATAAATACTGGAGACCTAACACAGGCAGATGAGGCTAATGCTGGAACTTTAAATACGCACGAGGCTTTTAATATTGACCAGTTAGTAGAATTGCAACAACTATTTACTGAAAATGCTCGTGCACCTAAACTTGTAGACCCTAATGTTCCTCTTTTAGAAAAAGCTATTCAGGTTAAAAATATGCGTCAAGTACCTCGTTTAGAAAAGGATAGACGTGGAAATGTTACAGCGTCAACAGTTAAATTAGCTACTTTTGAAATGGATGGCAAACATTATGTGGCTCCTACTTTATTTCCTAAAGAAGGGATTCATTCTACACGTCCAGATACGTGGCTAGAGTTAGACCCTAAACGAAGACCAAAAATTAATTATAGAACTAGCTACTAGATATGGAGAACTGATACCGTTTAAATACAAAAGAAGAAGCAGATTCATTTGCTAAAGGGAAGTTGGAAAACAATGGACACTGCAGATGTAGAAAGTAAGAAACTTTTTTATAAATAAAGGAGTTGTAGATTATGATAGTCGAAAAGAAATAAGTAGAAAACTATAACACTTTAAGAGATGAATACCAATTAATATTAGGAGGAACAGCAGATGGAGGTTTTTGGGCAGAGCAAAAAGCCTGGGATAAAGATAGACAAGCCACTCCAGAAGAAATAGACTAAATACCCTAACTTATTTAATGAAGAAGGATATTTAAGAAGTGATGCTAAAGAATACGCACAAAGCTTAAAGCCACAAATGGATGTGTTATTTGAGAAAGCTTTTGGAGATGAAGCATATAGAGATATTCAACAGCAATGGGATGTTATCGCAGACAAAAACAGAGAGAAATTTATTAATAACTCTACTCAAGCAAATGCGCAAGTAGATTTTGCATTAGATGAAATAGATAAATTTTCATTAACAAATTTTTGAAACTCCTTTTTCCGAAATAAGTTCTTATACTCCTAAAAATAAAAATGAAGCTCTAGCTATAAGTGCACTTACAGAGCTGCAAAGACGTGCCTATGATTTAAGAGAAACTGCTGCATTAAATTTTATCGTAGGAAAATCCTATCTAGATTCTAAAATAAACAAAGAAGTATACGGAGAAGTAGTAAATGGTATTATGAATAATGTAGTAAATGAATATAATACGAGATATCCTAGAGGTAAAGCAGGAGAGGTTATACTGGAATTAGCAGACACGACTAGTTTGCCATCTATAGGGTGGGACGACAGAGATGCTACAAATACAGAAGACCAAAGAGTGGCAGCTGAATTAATTTCTAAATATATGAAAGCATCCGTACTAGCTTCAGAAGGAACAAGTGCGACTGCTTTAGATTTTAGACGCGCAAAAGGATGGCGAGAATCAATGGAGGTGTTTACCGATAACCCGATGGAAATGGCTTTAAGTGTAGTTTCTGGCTCCATTAGCGAGATGCTTCCTTATGGAGCTAAGATAGTTCCTGCAACGGCTGTCAGTACAGCCCTAACTTAGTGGNGGAATGGCGTTAGCTGCTGGTCAAGCACGGCCCCCAAGTTGCTACGCCTGAAGAATTATTGACAGTACCGTGGGGCAATTGTTTACGAGGGGCGATAACAGGAGCTCAACTAGGAATGGCAGGAAGTATTTTAGGAATGGAATATACTAACGCCATATTTGAATCAATGGAAGAAAAGGGTTATGATATTTTTAATCCTAAATCTGTTCAAGCGGCATTAAGTGATAAAAATGTTTGGGATGACGGGCAAAGTAAAGGGTTAGCAAGAGGTATCCCTATTGCTATAATAGATTTCTTATCGGCTCGATTAGCGGGTAAAGTATTTACAAGTACTAAAGGAATGAATCCTTTGTTAAGAACAGGAGCTATATTAACCGAAAGAGCAGTGCTTGACCCTGCTGCCGAAGGGTTTGGAGAAGCGTTAGCTCAAATAAATAACCATATATTAAATGGAACAGAATTAAATGGAGGTGAAGTAGCTTTGGAAGCCATCGGAGGATTTGGAGCTAACACTTCTAATATGGTAGCCAATTTATTATCATTAGGATTAGTTAATAAAAGTAAACAAACAGCACAAGACATCGCTCGTTATGAGGGGCAGTCCAGGTACAGATGGAATGTAATATTTGATGACACTCCTTTGCTACCGCCAGGAACAACTAACTGGGCTAATAATATGAGGGAGTTAAATTATATTGATGCAGACACAGAACAGCGTATACAGCGCAGAGTAGGAGCACAAAATGAAGCTTTAGAAATATTAATGACTAACGCACAAAATATGACTCCTGAAAACTCCGACTCGGTAACACGTTTATCTCATTTATTAGCAGCTAAAAATGTATTAACTACAAATGATGCCACGCAACAAGCATTTAAACCTGTTATAAAACAAATCAATGAGGAAATAAGTGAAATTGCTCTTAATGGAAAATGGTTACCCTCAATGACTAAGGTGTCTCCAGCATTAATGCAGCGTATATTAGATACGTCTGCTGATGTATTTGCTCAAGTACCTGTAGCTGGAACTATTGTGGAAGATGAAGAGTATGAAAAAGCTGTAGGGGATTATAAGCAGAGTGATTTAGGAGGAGGAATGGAAGGTGATAGTTCAGAAAAAAATAAGCTAGTCGAAACAGTTAAAAAGTTACCAGCCAAACAAAAAGAAAAATTAAAAGAAGAATTTTTAAAAAACAATCCTGACACAGAAGTTGATGAGAACGGAGATATTGTGGTTTATAGAGTGGGTTCAATTAGAGAAGGTGCTACACCTATGACTACTAGTAAGAGAATGGCTGAAACTATAGCTAGAGAAAGAGCAGCACAAGGGTTGTCTTCTAATATTACCAAAACAAAAGTAAAACCTAAGGATGTAGCAGTATGGGTTCCAGGAAGTGAAGCTGAAGTAATAGTAGATGTTACCCCTGAAAATAAAAAAAGTATTGATAAATCTAGCGAAGAGATATCGGAAGGTAAATCTTTAAAAGAATTAAAGGAAGAATTAGCCGAAGCAGAAAAAGCTTTAGAGAATACTAATAAAGCTATTGAAGAAGGAACTGATGATATGTTAGCAGCCATTAAAGCTAATAAACCAAAACTAGAGAGAAAGATTAAAAACTTAAAAGCTGCTATTAAGAAAAATACAAAAGAGTTAGCTAAAAAAGTAAAGCCTCAGACTAAACAAAAACAAGAGGAAGATACTACTTACTCGGAAGAAGAAGCAAAGTTAGCACAAGATTTAGAAGATGGAACCTTTTTCAAACTAGCTAGAAATCAATATGCTATTGATAAACTAGCTGAAGATTATGGAATGAATGATGAAGGGTATATGAATAATGTAGATAATCCATCCCGACTTATAAGTGAAGGAGAAAAGCTCGGTATTACTGTAGTAAAAAGTAGAGGAAGAGGTTATTATTTTGTTCGTGAATGGTTCTCCTTACAACCCTAAAGCTGACCCAGCGTTTGGAACAAGACCAAAGAAATATCCACAAATGAAAGCCAAAGATTACGAGGAGGCAGTACGTTTATTAAAATTAGCTTTCCCTGGAATTAAAGTAGTAATAGATAAAGCTAAGTTTGAAGCAGAAATAAAAAAACCAGAGGTTAGTAGGAGAATAGTAAGAGGGTATACTGTTTACGGAATGAATAGAGGAAATAACACAATATTTATAAATCCTGATGACCAATCATTTGAAGTGCTTGTACACGAATTTGCTCATCCTTGGCTAGATTATTTAGTTTCTCCTTTATCAGGAAAAGAAGGAACCTCTTTATTAAAGCAAGGAATCAAGCTAATCAAAACAGACCGTAAGGGAAAGCTTTATTATGAGGTAGCTAAAAAAACATACGGCAATAAAAAAACTAAACAAGGTTATGAGTTAGCGGCTATTGAAGCTTTAGCTGATGCTATTGCAGATGAAGGTGGGAGATTCAGCAGATTTGTAGAAGGAGATTTTGGTAAAACTAAAAAAGAAAATCCTTTTATCAGGTGGATAAAAAAATTCTGGGCATATATTAAACAGATATTATCGGGAACTTTTAAAAAGAATAAAAAAGGAGAGCGAGTAAGTTTAATACCTGACGAGGTAGGAATAGAAAAAATGTCTTTAGTAGCTTTTACTCGAATGGCATTAGGAGATTTACTAGGAGGTCAAGAAGTAAACCCTGATTTTAAAGCTGAAGAATATGGTCAAACAGCATTATTCTCTCAACAAGAAGACACTTTGTCTTTTGATTCAGATATCAACCTTGTTATTCAAAGAGCACGAGAGCGTGGTATACCAGACGCTTCTATTAAAAAAGTATTAAAGGATAGGATAAAATTTGCAGCTGTTAATTATACAGCCGCTGATGTAGATGCTGCAATGAAATTTACATTAGATGAAACTAAAGCTTTACCTGAAGCCTTTGCTAATATGGAAGGTGGTTTCTTTGCAGGGATGTCTTTATTTCAAGATGTGAACAGAGCAGTTAATGAATTTATAGGAGAAAGAGGAATATTAGAAGATGTAAGAAACGAGTATGCGGCAGAATTAAGAAGAAAATACCCAGATTTAAAAACTCAAAATACTAGTACTATCTTAAGAAGGTATCCATTACCTATTCAAAAAGGAGAAGTATTAAGAAAAAAATCTGAGGTGAGAAAGTTTGCTAAAGAATATTTAGAAAGCTCTGTTTTATTTAAGCAACAGCCTAAAAATATCCAGCAAGAATTAGTTGTTGCGTTAGATAAAAACTTAAATATCAGAACAGGCAAAGAGGTTACGGCTGAAATTAAAGAATTAAAAAAATTAATTACTGAACGAAAGAGAGCAGTTAGAGATATTAATAAAGTAAAAAATGAATTAGTAAGATTTATAAGATTAAACTTTCCTGATGAAACAGACACCACTAAAAGTATATTAAGAAACTTAACTAAAGTTGTAGCGGATATAGAAACTCCAGATGATTATATGGCAGCTGTAGAAAGAGTATTGCAAGCTATAGATAAACAAAATGAGAAAACTAAACGTGCTTTAATAAATTCTATATATAAAATATTAAACATAGGAGGTAGGCCTGCTAAAACCATATCAAGCCAAGTAAGGTCAAGAGGAGTAGATGCGGAAACAGGATTGTTTATGCAACAAGCTCGAAGAGTTTTAAAGATGGTGATTAATAAAGACGCGGAGGGAATGAAGGCTTTGCGTGAGGAATTAGGAGAAAGAGAAAATGAAATTCAAGCGGCCTTAGAAGCTGACCGTAAGGGAGAGGTGTTAAACCTAGAACAAAATAGACTTTTGGCTTTAACAGCTGCGTATGATATGTTTGGTGATATAGAAAGTTTATCATTAGAAGAGGTAAGAGAAATTCTGGAGGATGTAAAAGCAGGAAGAGAAGTAGGAAGAGCAGTGTTTGCGGAAAACCGAATGCAAAGGTTTAATGAGATTAATGAAATATCAGAGAAGTTTACTACTGAAATAAAAGATAAGCTAGCTCCTTTCTTATTTAATGAAAATGGTACGTTAAAAAATGAGGACAGAATAGCAGAAGACTTTTTAAATATATGGAAAGGAATTAAAGAAAAGGGTCTTCAAAAATCTCTGCAACAGGTAAAAGACGAAATATTAAAACCTTTAATACAAAAAGGAGTAGAGCCGATTACAGCTACCTTTAGAAGTTTATTAGGTATTAACTATACATTTATGAATGCCTTAGATAATGGGCAGTCAGATGTGTTTGTTAAAGATATTTATTATAGACTGGCGGATGCAGAAGAAAATTATCACCTAGGTTATTTCAGAGCTATGGATAAAGTAGAAGCAATAGCGGCTGAAATAATGGGAGCTAAAGAATTTGATTCAGAAATTATTATACCTTTTACAGATAAAAAAATGAAGTCTGCCCAAATGGGAAAAATTTCAGCTTATGAATATCTAAAACAAGAAGCTATACTAAAAGACCGATTAAATGTTCCTGGCGTTAATACTCAACAAATTGCTTCCACACTAGAAAAAGCGGGATTAAAACTCTATGATAAAACTAACACCCTATTAAAAGACTGGGCTACAGATAATAGTTTAACTGTTCCACAACTAATGTATATCTATTCTCAATGGAAACACCCTGACGCAAAAGAGATGTTGATACAAGATGGATTTACACAAGAGAAAATAGATATGATTACTGATTATCTAGGAGAAAATCTTGTTAGGTTGGTAGATGAAATTTTAGAAATGCTGACGTATCAAGAATTTGATTTAATAAATAAAGTTTATGTTGAAGAAAATCAACAAAATTTAAAACAAGAGTTTCCTTATTTCCCTAGAAAAACTGAAAAAAGAATTAAAATCTAAAGAATCGGAAAGGTCTTCTTTTTCTGAAACAGGATTTGTAAGGAACTTTCAAAACATAAGCCCTTCTGCGATATCTGAAAGAGTTCAAAACACTAAAAGCATTAAGGGTAATGTTTGCTGATTTCTTTTCGGTACTAGAAAAGCACGTAGAAGAAACTGAAAGATATAAGGCTTATGCTAAAGTGGTAAAAATTATGGACGCTATAGTTAACACTCCTGCTGTACGTACATACTTGGATGTAATGTTTATGAGAGGTATGGTTAACAGAAGTATTAATAACGCTATACATCCTAGAGGTTATATAGACAGGGGAAATAACTTTAATGATAGGGTTTCTTTCGCAATGGAGCGTATGACCTCGTGGGCATTAGCTTTAAAAGTTGTGCAGCTACCTAAACAAGCATCTTCCTTTATTAACGGATTTGTATTATATAATAATCCTAAGTTTGCTGTTTTCGATACTAAGAAAAAAGGAGAACCTATATTTAGAAGCACAACCGATTTAAAAATAATAGGAGAAGATATAACTGAAAATTTAAAATCTATATTAGCAGGAACAATAAATGAAGGCAAAGAGGTTATCAAGTTTACTGAGGCTTATATGAAGCTAATGAGGAATAAAAAAGATACACTCAAAAGAGCAAAAGAATTATCTGCTCAATTTAGAGCTAGAAGAAAAGAAGGTTTAGAAGGAAGAATGTATGCTTTAACCACAGGGCAAGAGCGTGTAGACTTAGGGCCTGAATATAAAAAGCTTGCTCAATCTTTTAAACTAGTTAACCAAGCCTTTGGATATTTTACAACCCAAGGAGATATCTGGGGAGTATTAGGTTATATGGTAGCTTATGACAATATGATTGAAAATGGGGTAGACCCTAAAGAAGCATTACGTTATTTTAATGATTACAATTTAACGCAGCAAACCAGACGAGGGTTAGATAAAAACGCTTTACAAACCAGTCAAAGCAAAGTAGTTCGTGGTTTCACTATGTTTGGTAGCTCTTTATTTTTAGCTTTAAACAGAGTTTTTGTACACGAAGCTAATGTAAGACGAGCTTTACTGGAGAATAAAGTGCCTGATAAAAGAGATGTTAGAGGGATTATTATTAATGCGTTCATAGTACAGGTATTATTCTCTCTAGTTGGAAACCTTCCCCTACTATTAGCTGGAGATAAAAGAGATAGAGATAAAGCTTTTGATAGAATACTCTCTTCTCCAATGAATATAGTTAAAGTGGTGCCATTTTTAGGAAATGCTTTGATGAATTTTATTAATACAGCCAATGCAGAAGAATGGAAAAATAAATGGAATAGAGCTATTACTAATCCTTTAGATGATTTAGCAGAAGAACTGGGAAGAGATATAAGTGAGGGAGATATATTAGAAATTCCTTCAACAATCCTCCAGTTTTTAGCAGGGGTACAGTTTAGGCCTATAAGGGGTCTGGCTAGAATATTCTTAGGTCAAGGTAATTTCTGGTATAATTTCTGGACACTGCTAGGATATGGAGACGGTTCTATTCCTAAGAGGTGGTTGCCTCCAAAACCTGAACGAGATGATTTATTTATAAATTAATTATGCCTTTTAAAAAAGTAGGAAAAAATAAATATAAAAGCCCAAGCGGTAGAACATTTACTGAAGCTCAAGTAAGGCTATATTATGCCACTGATGGTTTTAAAAAGAAGCGTCCTAAAAGAGGGAATTTTAAAAGGTCTTAGAAGTAGTGAGTAAGTCTAGCGACTTGTCCGCTTTCGCAATGGTGAATAAAGCCTTCACAAGCCTTAGGAACACCTGTAAAGCCTTTTCTACTATGCCAGCTATCTGATGATGATGGAGACCTCATATACTCTACAGTAACACCTATAAAGTCCTTCCCGTCTAGCCATTTATGTTTTACTTTATGATGAAGATGGTGTAGATACCAATAACGATGAGTCGTAGACGACCAATCTTTAGGGTTTTCTTGCGCCATTAATAAAGGTAGTGAGTCCATTTTTGCCCCGTCTCCGTGCTCTAAACCTATCAGGTTCGTTCCGTATTTATAATACTTTCTATGCGCCACTCCTATATCAAAGTTTACATCTTCAGCTTTTCTGAACCAGCTTTTTAAAGTATGAGCTAAATGAAATCCTGATTGGTAGTCGTGATTACTCATACTGTGAAGCACATCTACTGGGGCTACCATTCTTAACATTTCTATACATTGAACATATAACATCAATGCTATTTCATAATGCTCCCACCACTTTCCATCAGTGTCTTGATATGTTCCTTTGGTTGTGGTGCTATATACGTTATCAATATGAAGAATGTCATTTCCAATACAAAATAAGACGCGGTCTATATCAAACCCCGATGATTTATTTATCAACCCTATTACTCCTTCCATTACTCTTTCTACTGCTGTAGCACAATCATAAGGTTCTCCTGTTTCTAACTCATTTGCATACTTTCCAATATGTATATCGGCAGGATTAACTATTAAAAGATGATTTCCCCCTGGAGTTTCTACGGGTTCATAAGCAGGAGAGTATCCCTCAATAAAAGTATTTATTTTATCCCAGATTTGATTTTCATCTAGCCCTAAGTTTTCTTTGGTTACTACTGAAAACCTATACTCCCCACTTCCGCTTTGCCAATGCTTTACACTAACTACATCTTTTTTAGGAATCCCTCTTTCTTTAAGGTGAAGGTCAAGGGCACTGTTGTTGTTAAGGTTGTCTACTACTGTAGCTCTACGTTGAAGTATTAAATCTACTTCTTCAGTTGAAAGTCTTAATCTTTTTCCGTATTCTTTAGCCATATTATATTTCGTCTTCTACCGATTCTTGGAGTGAAGTAAGTGTTCTAATAATAAAAGCAGCCTCTTGCTTTACTTCGGTGTAATTGCCATCAACAAAACTTTCATACAGCTCGTCTAGAGAGTCGTGGATTTCGTTCATCGTAAAATTGATGAATTTTATTTTATCCCTTTCTACCCCGTTACTTGTCATTTATCGCGTAAGCTTTTACATTTTGACTGTGTTTAGTCGTGTTTTAGACGTTTGTACTCAAAGATAATAAATTATTTTGTTTTTTGAGTTTTTTGACTAGGAAAATTAATTCAGCTTTTGTTAACTGGGAATATTCATTAGAGTCATCTCCTAATAATTCTATACATTCTTTATATTTTATAAGGAGGTCTTTATCATAGCTTAACAACCAGTCTATACTTTTTACATAGTGCAGAATAGAGGCGTGGTTTTTGCGTAATGAAAAAGCAATAGACTTGTAAGTGTGATTTTGGTCTCTTAATATTTTAGAATAAATCATTCGCGCATTAACATATTGTCTTTGTCTTGACTTTGTCATTATGTCAAGTCCAAATAAATTATTGACTATATTGCGAACTTTTTTATATTTACGTGAATCGTATTCTCCTATTANTCCTTTAGTTTTAATAGAGTTTAATTTGGTCGATGATTTCATTTGATTGGTCTAGGTTTGTTTTGTTTAATATATGGTCAAGATAAGTGTCTGCGTCTGTCTCAGTTATACTTAAGAATACAGGAACATCATCTTCTTCGTTAAAATATTCGATTTCAAAAAAGAAATTTTTAGGACGTGTAACAACTCCGCCTACGCTTTGAGTCCAGCCGTTTAAGACAGGAAGGGAGTCTACGCTTACATCCATTAATACTGCAACAGGAACACTATATTCAATAGGGAAGTTTCTTAATTGACTTAAAAATCCTTCATCCATATCATAATCAGGTCTTTCCCGTGTATACTTCTGTTTTAAATCCATATTCATTTAACTCTTTTAATCTGTACTGTTGAAGAATAGATAATCTGCCTTCAGGTTTTTTATTTCACTAAATAAAACCTTGCTATCTGGAGGGATAGCTATTATGTCGGGTATTCCATTTTTGTTGGTTTTAATTAACTTAATAACATAATACCCGTCTGCCTCCAGCTCATTTATTCTTTTCTTTTGAATCTGCTGTTCAGTCATATTACAAAGCTAAGAAATCTCTTTTAAAGTGATTTAAAGTGTAATCTTTTTTCTTTGTAACCGCTTTATAAATTTTCTTTTCTATTCCTCCTCTAGCAAAAACCCAATAAACATTATTCTTTAATCTTTCTTTAGTAGTCATCCTATCTCTTGATTGCCAATAACTTGTGGCTGAAAAGTCTATATTATAATAGACCAACGAGGACGCATTACGTAATGAGATTCCTTCTCTTCCGCTTACAATTTGCAGGGCAATAGATTTATTGGTGGAGTCGAATTCTTCTAGACTGGTCGTTAACGACTCTTTTCCATATACCTTCATTAATGCTTGAAGCTCTGCCTTAAACTTGTAAAAGATTCCTATCTTTTTGCCTGCAAATTTATCTTTTATAAATTCGGCTTTTGAATAGTCCATCACGGTAGAATTTCCCGACTCAAACTTAACAGTCCCTGAATACATTTGATGTAGCTTACTCATTAGCTTTACCGCTGTATCTCCTAAAACTACTTCTTCTCTTCCTTGTATTACTAATTCTTTTTTTAATTTTTTAACAAGGTAATAGGTTTTCTCAGACATTTCTACAGTTAATATATTTTCAGTTGTTTCTACTTTAAACCCAGCCTCTTTTTGTGTGTAACTTATGGTGAAGGGTTTCATTTTTTCTAAAATAGCAGGTTTACCTCCACTATAATCTCGTATATTCATTACCCCTATAGGCTTTATTTGTACGTTAACATAATCATCACAAAACCTATAAAAGTTTTTATACTGAGAAAAAGGATTGGTTGGTATGCCGTAGACTTGATGGTATATCTGGCTATAACTTTCAGGAGTTGGAGTTCCCGATAATAAAATTACATAAGGGATATGTTTTAGTAGCAGAGCCTTGACCTGCTTGGCGCGCTTGCTTGGCTTGGGATAAGCTCCCATAGAGTGTGCTTCATCACAGATTACTACGTCCCATTTTGTCTCAGGGACTTTATGGAGACTTTCATAATTAATAACAGTGAGTTGGTATGGAGGAGAAAGTAGTTTATAATCTTTCTCTATACTAGAGATAGCTTTCTTTTTAGTAATAAATAAAACATTATTAACGTGTAGCAAGTCTGCAAGACTGAGAGAGGTGAGTGTCTTCCCAGTTCTTACCTCCATAGCTAAATATAAAAAGTTATACCTTTGTAACACGTGTAACCCTAGGGTTACAATTTCTTTCTGGTATGGTCTGAGTTCCATTCGTTTATTATCGCATTAATTAATAAGCATTTTTCATACTCCTCTTCTTCTATAAAATACTCTAGCATATTTAATAAAAAATCACGGCTATAAGGAGCAAAAGGATTATGAGCAAAGTAATAGTTGTCAGAAGCTATAATATCTTCCTCGTCTGCATCTTCAAACAAAACCTTATAAGAGTTTCGCATTGCAATTCCTAAAATTTCCTTATCACTTAAAGACATATTAAAAAGGTAGGGTAGGGTTTTGTTCTGCTTCTTTAGTTCTAAATATTATCCACCTTCCATTCATATCTCTACCTTCGCTAGGAGAAATACCTTCTCGAAATATCCCATAAGCTGTAAGCCATTTATTAAACCTTGTTCTAGAAATAGTCATCTTAGACTTGGGTGCATAATCAGGGTTTTCTTCAATAAAGTCGTGATATAATTCGTTCTTATAGATTCGTTTGTCTGTCACTAACTTGCTGTTGATTGACTGTCCGTGTAACAGTCCACACCATTCAATAAATTCGTGAGATGTTTCAGCTGATAACTGTCGCACTTCTAGATTAACAAATTCAGATTTCATTAATCCTTCATTTAAATGAAGCTGTAAGCAATCAATCATATAGTTGTCAAATATACACCATTCGGCATCATCCCAATCTCCAAACATTAGCTTATTAAAATCATCTAAAGGAGAGAAAGACTTATTATAATGTTGGTGCAATTCAATTTCCCATTTTCTCCTAGCAAAAGAATTTCCACTCCCTTTAATTGCATAATTAGTAGTAATAGCAATCTTGGGGGATTTGCTAAATGGTATCTTAATAGCATCTTTATTTTTCTTTTCTAAAGTCAATCCTTCAGTTACTACTGAAAACAATCTTTCAAAGTCAAAATACTTTTTCACATCATCAAAGCAAAGTATTTGAGTGTCAGCTGACACTAACTGATAAGCAAATGACCTTTCAAAATTAAAAGACTTTCCATCAATAAATACTAACTTCTTCATATACGCTAATGCGTTCATAAATAATCCTTTACCTGTACCACCTTCAGGGTTGTCTGATATAACTTCATCATTTAAAATTACAGCTGGAGAAAAAGATAAATTTTTATAGCCGTGCATTAGATAACCTATTGTACTTTCCATAGTAGAAATTCTAGATTGATTCTGTCCACATATATTAGCAACAAACTGTTTGTAATCACAATCTGTAACTTTACAAATAGTAAATATTCTATTAATAACTTGCTCTCTCCAAACATACCCACCTAAATCTAAATAGTCTATAGGTATTACCTCGTTCTTGGTTATCTTTACTGCACAATTTCTATAATAAAGATACGCTTCATCTTTTGTATCCTCAATGAAATATACTTCTATAGTAGATAGGAGTGATAAAAATTCCTCTTTAAAAAATCTAGTATGGTCTGCAAAGTAATTATAGATAGACATATCTTCTAGCTTTAATAATGATTCTAAAATAAAATCCTTTATTTCTTTTTCTGAAGTATGGTCAATTAAATTATTAGATACTTTAACAAACACATAGTTTCTACTCCCTTCAGGACAAAACTTATAAAAACCGTGGTCTTCTAAAAATTGTTTAAATAATATATGAACAATTTTAATAACACCTTTGTTAGACTTAGTCCAAAATATTTGATGCTGGTTGTCTTCATCTGCTTTTTCTAATACTGAGTTTATTACTTCGGTGTCAAATGATGCATCTTGCAATTGACACCTAATCTCATTTTTTGGTACGCCCTGTTTTAATTTGTTTTTTATATCACTAATTCTATCTTCATCTTCATAATATTTAGTTCCAAAATTTTGAGTGTGGGAATAAGCTGACTTAATAGTTCTCTTAATTTCCACCAAAGTAAAATCTTTATTAGCGTGTTGTCCTAATACATAGGAAGCTAGACTTTCACTAATACCATAGTCATTAAAAGCAGAAGCCAAAACATACGCGTGTTGATTACGGTGTCCTTCGGTCATAGGGAATTTTTTCTCCCACCACTTGACTAATATTTCTACTATTTTATTTTCATCTGTAATAGGAATAGTAACAGGGTCTATATGTTTTTTTATTTCTTTATATTCTATTTCTTCAATCTTATCCCATATTTCACTATCTTCATTTATATAAATAAGAGGGTCAAAACTTTCGTAACATACTCTAGAAAGATTTTTAGTTGCTTTATCAAAGTAGGGAGAGTTGAAATGTTTTTCTAAAGAATGAAAATAATTTATATGATTCTCCTTGTCCTTAGGAATTCTAACTAATACTTTTAATCCATTTCCTGAGGGAGATACAAAAGCCGAGAATACATATTTATTTTTAGACAATTCTTCTTTGTCTTTTAACATATCTCTTACCTTTTTATAACCATCAAAATCTAGACAGATTAATCCGCTATGGTCTATAATACTTGTATCTAGTCTTTTAGTAAAGGTACCTGAAAAACATATAGCTGGTAATAATTTTTTAAGTTCGTTTCTTTTTGTTTTATCTTTTTCTTTCCTTATTCTTTTTACTAAATCTTTAGAAGAGCCGTTCTTTATTCTTTCTATTATGGTGCTTACATCCCTGTGAAATGGAGTAGTTGTTTCTTTTATATTCTGGAATATTGTAATTGTAAATGTCATAGTATGTCGTTTTTATGTCGGTTTTATGTCGTTTTTATTTTCATAAGTTGTTGATTATCAGATGTTATGTCGTTTATGTCATATTTTAACTCATTTTATAAAAAGAGAAAATTAAATTAATATATTTTTTTGTATACACTATATGAAAGATAGTTAAATTAACATATCGACACAAAAAAANCATAAAAAAAGAGCCGAGGACGACCCTTTT